GTTTGCGACTACCCACCATTCTGTACTAGTATTATTGCCGCTCGCATCTTTTTCTGTCCTATAACGAAGAAATTCGGTGCTAGTATCTACTGTTGTTGTTAGTGCTGTACTAAGATTAAGTCCTGAACCTTTTTTTGTAATACTACCACGCTTTGTATTGATAGCATTATCAAACTTTTGAAACTGATTATCAGATATATCTAATTCAGATTGATACGTAACTAATCCACCTGAAAAATCTCTTATAGTTTTTCTAGCCATTAAAAGTCGTTATAAGGAACAGTTAGGATTGTACTTCCATCTCTGGATTGTCTTTCAAGAATAACTCTTTGTTTTTGTTCTAACCATTCGTTTTTAAAATATGAAATTAAATTTAGGTCTCTAAGTCTCTCTGATACTCTCCAAGAAGGATAATAGATAAGTATTCGTTGATAACGCTCATCTATTTCTGGTTTTGAAAATACTACAGTTATATTACTAGCAGTTCCTGTAGTTTGATCTTTTACAGTAAAAGCAGTAGAGCTATTCACTACAGTAATAAAAGTATCTGCAGGAAGATTAGACCCTACAATGCTCATACCTGCTCTTACGTTTTCAGTAGAATCCATAGTAACAGAATTAGAACTAGATGAAAAATCTATGGTAGAATCCACAAACATCTTATGTGGTAAATAATAATAGTAAACCTTTATCTCTTTTACTTCAGTCGGAGTAGGAAATATTCCTAATTTATCATTATGAATGTAAAAGGCTTTATCTGTCGTAATATTGCTCATCGAAGAATCATCAGCAATATCACTGATTTCATTGATGCCAATTCTTTGGCAAATAGCACCATCATAGTCTACTCGATATATTCTAGTCATAAATTCTAATGACTCAGAAGTATTTGTAGCTCCCATTCTATTATTTTGAACCAATGTCCAATCTGTTACAGGAGTATTTGTAGTATCTTTCATAAAATACTCTCTCGTGTCTACAACTGAATTACGAGTCGCATACCCTTGCAATAGATTTGCCTCATCACAAAGTTGATACTGAGCTTCGTTGATAAGGTCATGTATAACAGAATCAGAGACAACAGAGGTAGAGTCTACTCCTGTAATGTTTCTGACTTCTGTTGTTATTTCTGTTAAGGTCATAATATTCCCAATAAAGAGGGGGAGATTAATCCCCCTCTTCGGTTATTGATTAGCTTAGATCAGTTCTGTCTGTTACATACTGAATGACACCGTAGTCTTTGCTGTTGTAGTCACTAATGTCTACACCATAGATCTTTGCTGCTGAAATACCGAGTTGGTTTCCATAGTCAAAGGTCTTTTCTACCCACATCATATCAGATGATTCTGCAAAACAAGCTGCTTGTGCGCCCATGAAAAGGTTTCTAGCACCTTTTACAGCCGCTCCACCACCGTTATCGAAAGTGTTTACACCTTCGTGAGCGTGGATCACAACTCCATTGTAGATACCTAAAGCACCTTTAAACAATGGATTACTATCACCTCTCTGTTGAGCTTCTCTTTGAATCTTCTGAAACGCTTCTAATTCAAACAGATCGTAAGCAACTTCAGGATGTAGTACCAATACATAGTAGTCGTTACCGTCTACACGGATTGGTCTCATTCTGTAGTTAGCAGATCCACCTATCTGAGCTAGTGTTTTCATTGCACTAATATCAGCTAAGGTTATTGAATCGCTAGTAGCTAAATCTCCTTTCGGATCAGAAGTTGCATACACAGAAGTTGAGGCATCTGCTCTATAATAAGCATGAGTACCACTTGTTGTTGATAAAGCAGAGAAAATATCTGCATCAATCAACTCTGAGTATTGAGTTTTGAGAAGATCTAGGGAAGTGCTTCTGAAATCATAAAGCACTTTAGAGTTTGCGAATTTACCTGTATCTCTTACAGCTAACCTTTTTTGATTAGTGCTAACTGTGTTTGAAAAGGTAGATAGCGATTGCTCGTTACCCTCTAATGATGAATCACCAGTAATTGCACTTCCTGAAAGCTGAGAAACAAGACCAAAAGTAACATCTTTACCTTTGCCTTCTTCCATTTGCTTTACATGAATTGCACTTCCTGGGCCTTCACCCATGAATTTACTAAAGTAAACTCCTTTGCTAACTTCACTCTGGAGTTCTTTAGCCCATCGTGAAACTTGTAGGCCTGATGCCCAATTTGCTGCCATTATTAACTCCTATTAGTTAAGGTTAGTTTTGAAGAACTTACACCAGACAACATACTTACCTGCATCCATAGCATTGACAAATTTTACATCAATAGTATCTTCAGAGGCTTGGTATCTTCCACCTGAATAGGTGTCTGCACCTGTCGCTGCGTTTAAGTTATTATAGGTAATACCAACTGCGGCATTAAGATCAACTCCATCAAGGAATCCATCTGGGCCATCGCCAGTAAAACCAACATCTGCTGTTGCTGTTCCACCTTCTGCAACGAGAATAGAAATACCAACTTCAACAACGATTGAATCTGCAGGTATTTTTATCGCTTCTAAAATATCTCCTGCACCCATATTTTGTACAGAGCAATCAATCATAGCAGCTTTGACACCTGGTGGCATTGAACTGCTACCAGGAGATGTATTCCCGAAACCAGAAGATGCATCAAAAGGGCCTTCTTTATATGAAACTGTAGCCATTTTTTTCTCCTAATTAAAATCCAGAAGTAACCTCCATTAAGGCTTTCCTACGAACTTCAGGGGATAAATTGCTCCATTGCTCAGGGCTTAGATTATCGTAATCTGTGTCCGACTCGTTTCCTGTACTAACATTAGACAGTGTGGTCGGTATCTTGGTTGCTTCCGTTGCTTTTCTCGCTTTATCTATCTCTGAGTTCGTAACATCCTTAACAGGTTTGTTCTGAATGTTATAAACATTATAGGCATCCTCTATAAAGGTGATGCCCCTTTCATCGCCAAAAGCAGCAATCTTTGCTAACTCTTCTTGACCTAAGTTTGGATTCTTTTCAATGAAATCATTCATCATAGCATCCATAGCACCATTATACTCTGTCTCAGCTTTCTTCGCTTCTTCAGCTTGGAACCTCTGATCGATCATATCTTGTGCTTTTTTAGCAGCCATAAACTCAATGTACTCTTTCTGTTTTGCAGGGTCGTATTCATCAAACTCAGGGACTGTCTCTGGTTCCTCTTGAGGTTCCATTGACTCCTTTAGTTCTTCGACCATTTTACGCAAATCACCAAGTTCATTGGTTTGTCTGCCATTTAGGCTTTGTAGGTTAGAATAAGACTTATCCCTTTCTTCAGCAAACTTCAAAAGGTCATCAACGGAATCAAACTGATTCTCGCCTATCTTTAACTTTTGCTCTGCTGTTTCTGGGGTCTCGGTTGATTCTGCTTCAACCTCTGTCTCGTCATTGGTCGGGGATTCTTCTACTTCAGAGTCGCTATACTCTTCACCAGACATTTCCTTTTCCTCATCAATATATTGAAACTTCGATTCACTCATTATTGCATTACTCCTTCTCCTCCTTTAGGTGGGGGTTTTTGTTGTTGTTGTTGTGACTGGACTTGAGCTTGGCGTTCTTGCTCAAATTTCTCCAGTATCTCATCGGATGCTTCCATGTCGGATAGTTCAACGAAAAGTGGGAATAAACTAGCGTACCCATTTCGTACTAATTCCCCAACTTGGTTAGCCATTAACGCTCTCATCGTTGGAGTATTTTGACCCTGGTCTAAGACCACATCAAACTCCATTGTTGAGAAGTTGTCCAAAAATTGGCTGATGATCTGATTGACTTCTGCCTGTTCTTCAGGTTCCACCTTATCAAATTCAGCTCCTATAATTCTTTGTATCTTATCTACAGAATAATACTGTTGCATATTAGACACTGCCATTTCTAATGTATTCTTTTTACAAGTGTCTAAGTTCTCCATTTGTTCCATTAAGGTATTCATACCTTGACGAATCCTAGTTTGAGCTGCAAGTCCAGACTCTGTAGAACTGGTTGCTATACCCATCATTGGATCTGTCGCACCACTGATTTCTTTCGCATCAAAGTCGCTTCTCTGTTCAAACGAAGCAATCGTTGGTACAAGTGCTGTGTGCTGATTAGACCATTGACTCATAAAATCAGATATTCTACCTTTAAATCCAGGTATACCTATCCATTCTCCATTCGCTGAAGCTCTATTCATTTGGTCTGCAGTAACCTTATTACCTGTGAAGATACCACCACCCTTTGGAGAACGATTAATAATATCTAAGGCTTGTGACCTACGCTTATTCTTTTCTCTTTGGGGGTCTTTTAAATTTTCAACCATTCCAAATGTTTCTACATTGTCACCAGAGTCTTCAAACGTATAAAAGAACGGTATTAATGGAAACTGGTTATGTTTATATGGATTTGGTGTTTTTTCCTGTAAGACTCTTGCACCTGCAAATACAGTTACATAAGTCTTCGGAACGCTCTTAGATACCACATTCAACTCTACAGGAGCGACTTCCATCTCAGGTCTTTCCATAATACCTCTAATGGCTTCATTGGCTTTACGTTTAGTCTTAAAACCTTCCTGAGAAAACCTTCCTGTTTGAGGGTTAACTAAATAAAATTCTTTTTCATACTCTCTCTCCCATAACTCTATAATGCGAATCTTCTTGCGATGCGCATCCATGTTATAGGCTTCCATGCTTTTAAAACCGTAGTTAGGGTCTACATTCTTATATTTATCACCTAACTGTACACCAGTTAAAGATTCTTCACCAATTAATGACTCTTGTATGTCTTCAGCGTTTTTTACATCTCTCAGTGCATCTGGGAACATATTTTTAGCTTTAGAAATAGAGATTAACTTGGTTCTTGCCAGTCTACCCCACTGTGAGCAATCAGGAGTGGTCGCTTCTGGATCCATTAGTACATTCATCCAGGACTCTCTTTTAATGCTAATCTTACTATCAAAGTATTCGCCTGCTTCTACAGATAAGTCTACCCATCCTCTACCTGTAATTACACCGTCCTTAAAAACACGGCTAAATACATTGTTTAACGATTGATTGTTTTCTAAATGATATAAAAGAGAAGTAATTAGCTTTGCTTCATTATCATCATTCATTTCTACAGGTCTGGCACGGTATGATGTTCTACCTTGTCTTTCAATACCAGTCACTAAGTTTACCTTTGGAAGAATAATATTAAGCTGAAGAGGAGGACGACCTTCAGCTCTTAGTTTTGATATGTCGGAACTATCCCATTGTCCAGTTCCGTACCCACCTGTATAAAAATACATAGATTCTTTTGCCGCTTGCATAAATGTCCTATTGCCGCTCTGCATTGCTTGATATACTTCATGTAAATATGCTAAATCGCTCATGTACCCATCCAACTTGTTGTACGTTTAAAGAAACTCGGTGTTCGATAGGAACTCTTGCGTTTCGGTTTATTTGAACCTTCTACCGCGTGAACTAAATATCTAACACAGTCCATAGCGTGATCATTCTTTTTCACAGGCTCTTCTGGTGCGCTTTTCTGACTATGCCCATGCTTTAATTCTTTCCACTTGTAATCCATTATTTCGTCTAAAAGAAAACCCATATTTCTTACATCAAAAAACTTTAATTGACAGTGACCATTCTTATCGGTCGCCAAATAGCGTGCTACCCGATCAAACCCTGCCCTTTTATCATTATTAGCCCTTTCCCACTCAATACCGTACTCTTCCCACTCGTCAGCAATAGAGTGACCGTCCCTCTCTGTTCTATTGATTGAGGGGTCAGCAATAAACTCATAGTCCACTCCTGTCTCTAATCTATCTTCTACCATTGGAACTACTTCATCTATGCGCATTTCTGAGCCATAAACAATATCATAAATAAAAATATTCTTCTCATCGTCTACCGCTGCAAATAAAATGCAGGTCGGGTTTTTATACCCATAGTCGTAAACCACATATCTATTCCACCACTTGGGCATTTCAAAGGATTGTACAACATGGACTTTTTCGTCAAACATCGGATAAACCAAACCTGCAAAATCGTCCCAACTACAATAGACATAACGATTAACCCACATAGCAGGCATCGATAATAAATGTTTAATATAATCTGCAGGTAAATGAGGATTATCACTATATACCTTTACTTCTTCATCAGTCTCTGGAGCAGGTGCATCGGGTGTCCAAGTCCTGGTCTCTATCAACCGATAGTCTCCTTTTGTTACATTTTGCTTTTCTTTATGTTGTTTAAACTTTTTCCATACCCAATCATGTCCTGCAGGATTACAAGTATGAAAACTGCAACGCATTACACCTTTCTTCCTTAATTGACCTGCTGCAGCAATGAATGTACTCTCTGTAATCTCTTCTAACTGGTCAAAGGCATACCAACCTAGATTCATTGACTTAATACGCTGTATAGAGTCTCTAGAGTCGTCCAAAGCCATATACACAATCCTTGAACCATTCTTAAAGATAATCTCTCTATCTTGAGACCTGTGCTTGGAAACAAAACCACCTGCTAAGTCCAGTAGTTGAATTAGTGTTGATTTCTTGAACGCATCGAGTACCTTACGTCCCATTAAGCCTAAGTTATTCTCGTAAGCTGCACTTTGTTGGATCGCTTCCATGCACATGGCCTCAGTTTTACCTGTACCTAAACTTCCTGCTAATAAATGATGTTTAGACCACCCTGTATATAGATGATACTCCTGCTGATGAGGTAACGGATCGGTCGGTGTTCCATCAGGGAACTTATAGGTTACTAAGATGTCATCGTTCATGCTATGTTCTTATATAACTCTTTCCAATTTATTGGCAAACTACCGTCCGTTTCTAACTTAAATATTTTAATTGCCACATCGACAATCTCCTTAGATTCTACTTGATCTAGTCCGTATAAGTCACGCAATATGTCCAGTAAGAAGTCTCTAGGAGACAAATACTGTATATCACCTTTATCATCCACACCATACGGATAATACTTCATTTTACATTTTTAATCATTTTTGCACGGTCTTTGGGTGTAATCCCTGCGACCATGACATTCA